CATCGGGATAAGGGTGTTGAAGCCGAGGTATTTCGGGTTGATGACATAGCCAAGGCCGTTCGAAGCGGTCATGCAGCTTGGGTTGCCGTTGACGATCTTAACGATACCGAAGTCCGAATCGTAGAGGTTAACAGCGAAGGTGATAGCCTTGCTGGTAGCATCTTGATTAACATGGTAGGTTTGGCTGCTAGCCGCAGTGGTAGCACGGGTAAAGCCCGAAACAACCTTGCGGAGGGCAACGTTAGCAACGAGCGTGAGGCTGTTCATCTCGCCATTGCGGGAGAAGATTGAACCAACGACATCGTTGAAGGTGGTTTCCGTAGGAGCAGCACTGAGGATCGAGCCAGAAGGCGTACGATAGTCAGCAGGAACTGGGTTAGTGGCTTGAGCGGTGGATTGAATCCACTTGCCAAGGCCGCGCATGCCGTAAGGCGTACCAGCACCGTTCTCGACGGTCATTTCCTTATCGGAAGCGATAGTAGCTTCGATATCACGCTTGAGTTCGCGCATCGACTTAGCTTCAGCCTGGGCAATGTTGGCTGGGCCAACGCTAGTAACGGCTTGTTGCAAGTTCGACACGAGGTAGTCGCGGCGCATGAGTTGGATGTAGTTACCAAGGCGAGCGCGATCAGCAAACTTGTCGCTGAACGAAGTCACATCGGAACCTTCCGAAACACCAGTCGTCACAGGAGCGGAAAGGCTGTCAACAGTCCACTCAGTGTACGTGCTGGAAGCCTTGCCCTTCGACGCGAGCGAAAGGAGCGGGGTTTCTTCTGGAGCAAGGATGGCCAGCTCGTTGCTGAGATCCTCGCGGTTCGATACAGCGGAACCTTGGCCGATTTTGGCGGCTGGTGCGCTGGGTTGATAGGTATTACTAATAGGCATAGTTTTAGATTTCTAAGAGTTATTTGAATTTAGCGATTCTGGCAGCAATCCATTCATCTGCGCTTCCGCTCTTTTCAAAGCGGCTGTATGCGTCTACGACCTTTGCATTCTTGGGGGATGAAGACTTAGCTGCTCCAGCACCAAATGGGGTTGAGGATGGACTCACCTTCAACTTATTTCCCACCGCTGGTTGGGCTTTAATCTTCTTTCCTCCGTAAATAGACCGAGCCGCATGAGCTAGGATGTATTCAATTTGGAAACCAATCTCTGGGACTTGTGACTTTAATTTGTCAACGAGTGGGTCAGACACCAATGCTTTGTAGCTTTTCCCGATCTCGGACTCTTCGTCCTGGATCTCTGGTACTTCGCTCTTAGCCGCTTCGGAGTACTGCTTGGCCATCTGGTCATACTGGGCGATCTGAATCAGATGCTGTTGTTGAGCTGGGATGTACTTGGTCAGTGCCTCACGGGCATTGCGGTTGGCTTTCCGAATCTGTTTTTTGGTAAACTCCTTGTCTCCAACCAGGATGATATCCTCGGGACCGTAGTCCTCATGTTCTTCTAGGATTTCGTCGGTGGATTCAAGCGTTGCCTCAAGTTCGTCGTACTTTCCTTTGAGGTCCTCAAATGAGGCGACATCGCGGAATGGGTTCTCGTCTTGAGGGATTACCTTCGCTGGCGTTTGCGGCTGGGATTGAATCTTCTCTTCAAGGGCTTTCTTTTGCGCTGTCAGCTCTCCAATGCGCTGTAGGAGGCGTGACTTGCCCTTCTTGGCGAGAGATTGAATCTGCTCTGGTGTCAGCGATAGCAGGTCAATTTCGGACTGTTCCTCAGATTCAGCATCGGACTCTTCCTCGTCGGCTTCCTCTTCAACCTCTGAAGTCTCCTCGTCTTCTTGACTGGCAGGATCTTCGTCTTCGGTATCGGAGGGTTCCTCGGGCTGTTCCTCTGGTTCCTCTTCTGGTGCAGTATGTCTGGATACTCGTTGAGCTAAAAGCTCCTCGAATGATAGGTTATTGGACACCGATTCGTTAGCTTCGGCGGTAGCTTCTGGATTACTCATAATGTTGGTTAGACGCCATTTACGCTCGGCGGTGCGTGTTCTCGGTAAGTCAAGCATAAATCATTATTAAGTCAAGTACTTTAGTAAGGTATTAGGCTTGTCAGAAAACTCGCACATTCTTTGCTCTTGACGGGACGCAAATTTAGTGCATTATTTGCGTTGACGACGACGGGGGTCTAAGTCAAAGTTTACCCCGCTAGGCCGTAAAGGTTCTAGCTGCAAGGCCAACACGAGATGCCCCCGTCTTTCGTGCTTGGCCTTTGCCTTTTACCGCAATAGCCATGATATATTGAAGAAACCGAGGAACGCTCAAACGACCGCACGGAATCTAGGTAAAAGTCTCACAGGGTACTACGCTTGAAGCCAGTCGCGGCGTAGCTAAATAGAGTGTGACGACCAATGAGCTTGATGCAGACCTACAGCCTCAACCCTCTGCTATCATTGGTTCCAGCCCAGCTGGTGTGTAAAAGTCTTATCCGAAGAATATACGGGAGTTCTTTCATAGTTTAGCCGCTTAAGGCGAACTATGCTTAGAACTTTCCTCGAATGCCGGGAGTTCCTTCGATGTGCTAACGTACGATAATCCACCCATAAAGTGTCCATAATGGATTATTTAAGCGTAATTATCTCGCCAGTTGAGTCGAATCACGCCAGTATTACGCCAGTTATTCGCCACATTTGGCGCACGCCAATTATAAAGAGTTTACTTAATTATACTTGGATTTGAGTATAAATGGCTATAAAGGAAAGGGGCCGTCGGGAAAAACGAAAAACCCAACGACCCCAAACCAAACCAATGAAACAAAGCCCTTTCGGGCGTTGAGACTAAGGCATAAAACTAAAGCTCTGTCAAGCTTGCTTATTTAAAACCAGCACGCACAGTAGTGTGAGATGGTCCAGTACCACGTGCTTTGTTTGCCATCATAGGTGGGCGCATTGGCATTCCTTGTGGTGGACGTGGTGTACCGCCTTGTGGAGGGCGTGGGGGTGGTGGCATCATGCCTCCCTTGGGAGGGCGAGGTGGTGGCATCATATATTTATATTAGATATGGGTTTGTGTTTATTGTGTAACATTATTAGACAAAAGTGTCAATAGCTCGTCTAGCGTAGAGATACTACCAGCGACTTTCATCACCTCGTTAGTTTCTACGCACTGGCGCAAGTCTCCAAAGAAACGCTCACGCTCTTCACGGATGAACTGGACGATGGACTTGAACTCATCGCGGTCAGAGAGTGCTTCGATTGCTTGTTGGACTGTTGGTTTTGGTAGTGGTGTCATTGGCTGGTTATGTTAATTATTTGCGTTTGGACATTCCAGCCGAGGAAAGTGCGATTGCAATTGCTTGCTTACGACTCTTCACAACTGGAGCTTTCTTTGGGCCTTTTGGATTAACGCCAGAATGCAGAGTGCCTTCCTTGTATTCCCGCATGACCTTCCCAACTTTAGCCTGTTTGGCTGCTTTTGTTTTAGGCTTTTTCATAAGTTACTTGCGTTTAGCTTTATTCTTAGGCGCACGGCTCATCTTGATCTCAATCTCGACATAGCCTTTCTTGCCATTCTTGCCGTTCTTGCCTTTTCCGTATTCTTTCCCTTCGTGGCCGCAGCCGCATGATTTACTTTTCATAATATTATTTCTTCTTCATGCCCATAGCGGACATGATGGATTGGGTGATTGGATTTTTCCTATCTTGAATTAACACACCTTTTTCATTTATAGACCCATGATACTTTTCTGCCCAAGCATTCATTTCTTGTGGGCTGGAAAATTTTGGGTACTTGTCAATTCCTTGTTGTTGAGCAACTTTAAATGCATCTTCCTTAGAAAGCTGCTTTCCACCAACCATTGTTGGGAATGCTATTGTGTATAGGTATTTGCCTTTATCGTCAAGAATGTCTTCTCCGCTTAGAACAACATTGCTAACAGACCCATTTTTGTTTTCAACAAACGGGTGTTTGGTTGGAAATAACTTTGTGCCTACCGTATTGTAGGATGATGGTTTCCCAGCAAATCCCACATTTCCATACGCTCGACTCAATAATGGTAGGTTGGGCATAGCTTTATTTCATCGACTTGCTGCCCTTGCACTTCCATTTGCGGCGTGAAAGGTTGTTTGGTGAGTTAGGGTCGGACTTCCAATCACCTTTGATTTTGGCAGAACGAGCGCAGTAGGCATCACCTTTGGAAGTGCCTGGACGAATTCGATCACCTCCGTCTTTAGCTGGTCCTGCTTGCCCAAACTTGATTGTACGAGTACGACCAGTCTTGGGGTTCTTGACGACCTTGGTGAAACGCTTCTCCATCACTTTGCCTTCCGCTTGATCTTGCGCTCCTGCTTGAGCATCTCCTTAGTAGGCTTCTTGCCAGAGCCTTTAGCGGCACGGATGTTGTCCCACATCCCACGCTGGGACATGGAACCATCTTCGCGTTTGATCATTTGCTTCTTCATTGCTGCATACCTTGGGTTTGCACTCCACCCATTTCAGCTGGAGCTGTGCCTATGCGGCCAATCTCTGCGTTCTGGGCTTGCTGAAGCATAAATTCATATTGTGAGGCGTACTTGGAAAGCCTCTCCGCAAATGCCTCGTCCTGTTGTGCGCGTTGTGCAACATCTGGTTGCTGGACATACGCTTGAACCATCTGCATTGCGATCTGTGCGCCATTCGGTTGAGCAGGAACCTCGATACCAGCGAAAATCTTGGCAAGGTCATCGGTGACATTCTTAGCAACCTTCTGTTGAGCTTCCTCCATCGGCTGGAGAACATAGTCAGCAAAGATCGGGTTGATGCTGGATGCCGTAAACTCAAGCAACTTATTCACATCGAGGATGCCGTTGCGGTCAAGTTGCACCAAGGACACCATGTTCTTAAGCTGAGTCTCAGCGGTATCTGGGTCAGTCGCCAACGAGTCGAAGTTAACCGTGATGCTGAAGTTCTCATCGGGATTGCCCTTGGTCATAACCTGTGGGTTAGGATTGCCAGTTACTTGAAAGAAGATCTCGTCTGGTCCCATGCGTTGGTACAGCTTCCACGCCAAGGTGAGGACATCACGAACGTGATCGAGAAACTTGCCCACGTAGAACTGCTGTCTTGCTACCGTAAGCGGGTTTGTAAGGTCTAGTCCCACAGCGCGGTCTGCTTGCGCCCTCATGGACATCTCTGCTTCCATAGATCCTTGGTCCATCGGAGGGACAGGACCCCACGCAATTTCACCGAGGCGACGATAAGGAACACGACGACCTGGCCCCCAATCAGAGGGAGGCCGTCCAGCAGGGTGCATAAGCGGTGGCAAAGTAGCGAGAGAGGCACGATCAATCCGTGAGTCTTTCTCCGTCTTGATTTGCATCTGTGCGCCTCGGAGTATGTCGCTAAAGGTTTGCACTTCATACATTCGTTTCTGGTCATTTGAAAGGCGTGTAACGATGAACGGGTAGTCATCGTATCCATTAAGAAGTTCGTGTTTGGCGTAGCCTTCAGCTTGAGGATGAAATACGGTACAATAGATGCCCTCGCTTCCATCCTCCTCGTCAATTAGACGTTGATAGCCATAGACCACCATAACAAGGTCATTGTCGTCCGTGATTGGCAGGCGGGTCACAGTCTTGACCTTCTCGCCATCGAGATACATGGAATCCTTGCCACGGAGGTTGCTGATAGCAAAGTCAACCCACTTGCGGTCCCAGCCCTCATTAGCTACCTTTTTCTCAAGCTCTTGAGATGTTAGGAAAGTCCTCCAGAAGATATACGGAGAGCGTTGAGGATCAGAGACATACGGAGGGAATAGAACTTCACCGTCTGGCGAGCATGAGTGAACCAATGGGCAGTCAACAGTCTGACGCGCCAGTGGAATCTCAGCCATTCCAGTCTTGCGCATGTCCTTGATAGCCTTCTTAGCCCGTTTAACGGACAGGTCTGGGAATGCTTGCTGGATCAACGTCAACAACATCTCGTCATCGGCTCCAGTAACAATAAGGTCTGCTAGATCAGGGGATGCTTGAGCGACTTGCTCGACGGATACTTGTTGCAAATATGTCCTTTTTTCTCGCTTCCAGCCGACATAGGAGATCATAATCCCCTTCTCTAGCAAATAGTTTGCACCCAACTCCATCTGGTTTTTGAAGTCTGGGATGTAAGTAGAACGCATCCACTTAAGGAATGCTGACACCACAGCTGCCCGTGGCATCGAGGCCATCGAAGTTGGAAATGCTTTAATATGGCTGCGTTGAAGAGCTTGGTCAAACAAAGACACGTACATGTCAATCCGCTCACCTACGACATTCACCTCTTGATCGGATGCGCCCTGCCATGGAAAGGCGTTTGCACCGTTCTTACGAAGGTCATCGCTCTTCCCATCCCAGATATTACGCCGATCATTGTACGAACGAAGGCAGGACTCAAAGTAGTAGTCCAAGTCGATCAAGCAAGTATCATACGCATCGGTCAATGCACCAATGTCTGGTTCCTTATCCGCATAGATAAGCGACTCATCTTCAAGCTCTTGTTCTGGACTCATGATACGTATTCGTAATAATCTTCGGGGTCAGCTGATACTAGGCACAATTTAATGCGCTTGCCAACAAGTTTATTTGATAGCTTAGATGGGCATTTTACTGGAACCGCCACCCCGTCCATGCGGACAATCACCCAAGTAGGGTTATTGCATACCCGCATTACTAGGTAATCATCGCTCAATTCCTCCTGCTGGTCAATTAGACTAGCTAGGCTACATGGGGCTTCATCCACGATAATCTTGGATTTTGGCGGACGGCCTCGTTTTGCTGTTTTCTTATTTGGTGCTTGTTTCATTAGGGATCTTTGATTTCATGTATCTGATTGCGTGTTCAAGAGTGTCTATCTCCTCCGTAAGTTGCTTGGTTTTGCCTAGCTTTTCTGCCTTAACCCTGCGGAAATAGGCTTCTTTTAGGCAGTCTAGAACGAGTTGTTCAGCCCCGATTGGTTTGGTATTCGTTTTCATGTCAATATCCTCCAGACCCGTGAGTTGTAACAAATGATTGGCTGCTGTCAACATGATCTAAATTGGCAATCGAGGCGTACCTCAAAACGTCCACGGGGTCTTTCCAAGCCTCCTTTAGACCTTGTTCGCCCGTGTACTCGGACAAAGCATTGATGATATTCTCGCATTCGCTGCTGACATAAAAATGGGGTCGGTTGACCGAATCAAGCGGCTTAGTTGTATCAAATGCCATTTTCCCGATCAAAGCCTGCAACCCATCGTCAATGTCAAGACCCGGCGCAGGAATGCAAACCATACCAGCCTCGTTCAAATCCTCGATGATTGACGACGAACCGTCCTGCACTTGGTACTTTGCCGCTCCAAGACGAGGGTCGATTAAACGCTCAAAGATCTCTTCGTCGCCCTCCATCTGCTGAATAAGGTCAATGTAGTCCCTAATGCCGTATCCTTGGCCTTTCGCCCCCTCACCTGGACACCACTTGCCACTACGCCATTCAGCCCAGTCACCGACATCTACGCCTGGCCATTCACGGTATACCCAGAAGGTTCCGCTCTCATCCACCGCGATCCAGCACATGAACCAGTTTTTCGCACCAGCTGGGTCGATTACATGATAACGGGTGACATTGTTGGTCGGAATCTTATCTGGCTCGACGACATTGACCACCTTATTGAATTTGGGGAACTTGGTCGTATGAGACTTCATTGGAACCCCGTAGGCGCGGATTAAAATCTCTTCGCGGGGCTTCCCTAGTAGCGTGTCCTTGATGCGCTCATAGCCACCAAATGGGTTGTCTTGGCTGTGGAAGTAGTGGACTGAAGCGTTGTGCTTCTTGGATCTCTGGACATAGGGGACAACCTCACCCTTGAGAAGGTCCGCCTCCCTAGACTCAACGGTCTTGGCCCCATCCAGATACTCTTTAATTACTTCGGTCCAGCCATCAATAGGGGTGAACGTCACCAGCATCTTAGAGTTGCGAGTAGCAAGACGAAAACGCAGAGTATTAATGAGGTCTGGACCAAGAAGATATTCGTCCAGCCACACGCCGATATTGTGCCACTGCGGGTTCCTAGAACCAAGCTCTGCACCCTCTAAGATCGTTGGGTTATTCTGATACTGCGAGTAGGTCTTAAAGATGATCTGTGAGCCATTAGGAAGGATTAGCGAGTTATCCGTGAATCCGTTCTTCTTGGTGTACGAGATGTACGCATTCTCCGATGTCTGCTTGGAACGCAACTCAGCTGGAAGCCACCCCCATACGGCACTTTGTTGCTGGCGGATTGACACCTCGGATGTCTGGGCAAAGCAGAATATCTCAGACTTGGGATTCTCTACGGCAGCCTTGACCACGCAGTACGATCCCCATGAAGTTTTCCCGCTGCGATTGCCGCCTAATGCCAGGATCTCGTTAACCTCTTGAAGCTGTTCTTCAGCCTTCTCCCAGTGAGGAAGCCTAAACCCATAGCGGAATGGATCTTTGTCAGCATTCTCGATAGCCTCATGGTATATCCGATGTATATCCATCAACTCAGATGGGTCCATCAATGCCACCTCGTCATCGTCTGGAGGCGTTAGGATCTGGTGTTTTCTCCAGTTCATTGCTTGTATGCTCCTGTTTCCATTAGGATGTCAATTATCCGATACACGCTACCGCATTCGTCACATCCAAATGTATCATCCTCTGGGGGGAGCGACCCACGGTTACCATCCACAAAATAGAGTTTACTGTATTTCTCGCAGTGTCCACAAAGCCCGATGTGAGGTTCAATGTGTTTATTCAGTACCACATTCCACACCTTGGTGTCGAACTTCTCAGCCAGATACGACGCGTAAGTAAGGGTATTGCAAGCGTACTGGCGACCATCATGATCGACTGCGTAACGGTACAAGATTGGACCAACGTCCGAAAGGTAATCGACAAACCTTGATTCTGGCTCCTTGATCATGCGACTATCTCAGCTTCAACTGCGCTTTCCTTGACCTTGTTTGCGATGCGAGCTTTAGCGTCAGCAATCATCTTGGCCGCGTCATCAAGGCTTGGACCTTTTCGATGCTCGACGACCGTGGTAGCCATGCCCGTAAGCTGTGCTGCCTTATCCGTAAGAATACCCACCGTTACGGCCAGCTTATCTGGGCTAATCTTCGCTAGCTCATCGGGGTTGTCAAACAGTTGTTGGGAACGCTCAAACAGCAAGTCGGTGTACTCCTGCGCAGCAATAGCATACCGCATCGAGAACTCTTTGCGCTTCGTCTCTAGGGTATCGCTATGCCTCCATTCAAGCCCACGGATGATCTCACGCGAGAGTCCAGTCTTGTTTTTTATGTCCGATAGCCTAGCCCCCTGCGCAGACAGCCACAACGCCAAAGCCGCCTTGTTCGGGGCGTAATGCTCTACTGTATTGCCATGCTGGTGCTTGGCCCGTTCCTTTACTTCAAGGAACCAAGCTGCCTTGTCAGCTCGCTCGTCAACATAGTCACGCTTTAGCTTTTCGTTTGGATCGTCGCTCATTGGTTCAGAGGTCACTAGGACTTCTTAACCTTTAATAAGGAGTCGCGCAAGGCTTTTTTAGATCACTTCTGAATCATCCCGCTCTTAATGGCTTCATCAATAATATTCTGACTCTCTGCGGCGAACTCTGGATCATTCCTACCTTGGTTGGCGAGTGATTCCAATCCGCGCCTAGTTCCAACAAGGCCAACGATAGCCTTTTTCATATTTGAGTTCAATTGTTCAGGAGTAACGTTTTTCTGATACAACCTAAGCAATGGAAGAAGCGAGTCGCTATCATGCATTGATGCAAATATCCTGCTTGAAACCCAGCCTGGCCTAGACACCACCCATGGAGTAATCCCAGACCTACTTGCTAATATTTTGGCATTAACCTCGCTGACTTCTTTTTCAGTAACTTTATTAGCAGCAATATGATTTGCCGCAGCCTTAAACCGTCCAAGGAACTCTTCTCCCATTACATTCCTAATGCGAGTGCCAAGTGTGCGATCTTTAGAAAAATCACGCAAAAACTTAGATCCGTCAAAAAGCTCAATCCCATTTGATGTAAAATCACCACTTGAGCTGTATCTCGATAACAGTTCAGCAACAAAATCAGACTGAAGGGCTTTCCTTTCAGACTTTGGCATTCTTGTTAGGAATGAGTTAATGTCAGAAAGCGGTGCTCTAAACATTGTCTTGGAGAACTCTGATACATCCAGTTTTCCCCAATCTCCTTTTTTTGCAGCCGAAATGAGCGTATTATCAAGCATTTTATCGGCATCAGACTTATACTGCGCCTTCTCTACTATCTTTTTAATTACTGACCTTCTTGAGTCCTCACTGAGTGCGGAGTACAGTTCAGAAATGTCTCTTGAATCAACGTTTGATACATTTATCTTTTTATCTGCTAATGCCGAGTTAAGTGCATTTAGCTTATCAACCATCAATCTTCCATAGTTCTCGTTAACTCTCCCAGCAGGGCTAATTCCAAAAAGCTCAGTGACAATTTCTGGATCAAAATCAATCGTTGTGGATGGTGCTCCGCGATCAGCCGTCAATCCAATCTTGTTTAAATAGGCTTTCTGTAGCTGACCCCTCATATACGGGGAGCGTTCTGGAGCACCAAGTTCGACGGCACGAATAACATCACGGATGTTTTTAGGATCTTGGATTGCTCTGTTTACAGCTCCAGTAGGAGTCATCGCTTGATCCCCAAGAACCTCCTTTAAAATAGAACCTGGAGCATTACGCTCAAACAAAAGCACATCATTAACGTACTGTGAGTTGATTGCTTCAAATTTATCTTTTAGCCCAGCCGAGTCAAGAAGGCCATTTCTAAATCTTCTTAAACTGTCTGATGCTACAGATGCAACCTGTTGCTGAGTCTTTCCACCTATCGCTCCAGCATCTGGCACAGCATCTTGGATCACTTGGACATATTCATTTATTTCTTTGATTCCAAGTGGAGCCGAGTTCAACTCCATTTTTTTAATCTGCTCTAACAATTCCGGTGTTGATTCGATCTTGCCCGATGCAATACCAGCTTTAAGTCGAGATGCAGCGACACCATCTTCCGTTCTTTTATTGAGATCAGAAATAATAGAGTTTACAGCAGGATTTTTTTTAACCTTAAATGTTGATATTGCGCCAGTAAGAACATCAGCTATTTCCTCTGGTGCTGATTGTATTCCAGAGGAATCAGCTTCATCCCAAAATTCGTTAAACGCCTTATTTTTTATGTCGTTTACCGTTTGTTTGCCTTGCTCCAAATACCCAAGTAACTCTTCACCAATAGGTTCAGATTTAAATGTTGGATTTTGCAGCTCATCAAGTTTTCTGTTGATGTTTGAGTCAATAACTTGGCGAACCTTCTTGTCTTTAATGTCCGCGCTTGAAATAAGATTGTCGTATTGACTCCTTAATCTACCAAGCGTTTGAGTGAATGCTTTCTCTGATGTCGGTTTCCCACTTATCAGCGTTTCTTGAAAGTTTTGAAGCTGTTCTATATTTTTGAACCTCTTTGTTTGAGTCGTAGGGAAACGAGCGGCGAGTTCTTTTTGCCTCTCAAGCCCAAGAACTCCACCACCGGCTCCAGCTGGAGTTTCGACTGAGAAACCAGCTCTAGCAAGAATAGCAGCATCTTCTTCAAGTGATTTGGCTATTTCATTCGTAACGCCTTTGCCAATGCGTCTTGCCGCGATTTTGCCGAGTCCCATGGTTGCTACATCCATCCCCATCCCAAGTGCTGTTTCAACACCACGGCGACGAAGGATTTCACCAGGCTTCACCTTAACTCCAAGCATCTCTCTAGCAAGAGCATCCTGCAATGATGACACACCAAGATATGCTCCGCCACTTGCTCCTACTGCTCCTACAGTTGACGGGGAGGCAACTATTGCAGCTCCTGCAGCGGCCATGGTTGGGGCAACTTCACCACTAAGGTCAAGAATATCTTTCATCCCAACTCCGACTTCGTCAGCTAAAACAACGCTCCCGTCCTTGCGCTTTACAACATTGGCTTGATTCCCAGCGATATTAACACTAAAAACGCTATTATCTCCATATTTCTGCTTGAGATATGTCAGTTTATCTTCTGGCGTTGGCAAAAAACCCATCTCCACGCGATCCCTTGCTGGGAGGCCGGACTGAATATCCACTTTGTCTGGAGACGTTTGGAACAAGTTCCCAATAAGATTCGGTAATTGTCCTTCAAATTGGGCTACTTCTTTAGTTGCCGACTCCATAGTCGGAACATTTGGGAAAGCCGACTTAAACTCTCCACCAAGCTCGGTTGTTGGTGCGCCAATCGGAGTTCCAGTTGCGAGTGCCTCTTGAGCTTGTCTTTGCTCAAGTTGCATTTTAGCTCGTTTTTCTGGATCAGCCATTTTTAACTCGCCACCAAGAACTTTGATCTGACGTGTATACTCATCAGCAAGTTGCTCGTCACCAGATGACATCGCATTAAGCCTCATGTCGTTTAGTTTCACGATTCCCCTTTCAATTCTAGATGGGGTCATAGTTGATGTGATTGCGTCAGCCATTTAATTTACTCTCCAAGTTCTCTAAGGATTCGATCTGCTTCTGATTCTTGAGTTTGAGGCGCAACACCTTCCATTTGGCGTGGAACTGTTTCGCCAGTAGCACTCATTGTAAATGCTGGATATGAAGATTCAATATCAAAGTATTGTTCTTTTGTTATTTTACCTTCTTGAAGGAGATTTCTGCGTTGCTCTGAAGTACCATGAATAACATCAAGATATTTTCCTTGAAGTCGCATTAAGTTCTCTCTAAGGGTCTGTGGATCAGTCTTGTCAATATCAAGTTGGCCCGCGCTTTGCTGAAGCATATCTGTTTCAAACTTTGCAACGTTACCCAATGCCCCACCAGTTGGTGAGGCCATCCTCATTTTGTTGAGTTCATTGAAAGCAAGCATTGACTTAATTGGTGCAATGAAATTATTTGCAAGTTGGTATTCTGGAGTTCCTTTTGCAAACTTTGCTGCACCAGCTCTATAAAATGAAGCAAGTGGGCCAGATCCCTGCATAACACCAGAATCTAAGACTTTTAGGGCGCGTCCAATTTCTTGGGTTCCCATTGTAGCCCTCTCTACACCTTGTTCTTTTGCGGCTTGAGCTGCTTGTTCTTGACGGCCTCCAACACCAGATCCTTGAACAACTCTAAAACCACCTCCGGGAATTTGCTCAATCACCATTCCAGATGGGGGTCTAATTGGGCGCACCTCTCCAGTTTCAACGTTAACCTGACCTTGCGACCCATATTGAGTCACCTCTTCCGGCGTAAACTGCCTAAATTTCGTCCCTCCACCAGCAGGAATGCCCCTAACCATCCTTCTTTGGGGCTGTGGCAATTGTGGTTGTTGCGCGGCCATAGATGGCTCGGTAGGCATCGCACCTTGAGGGATATTTTGAGCTGTAGCCATACCAGCACCTTGTTCGATTTGCTGAGACAACATCGTTTGTTGCTCTGGCGTACCCATTGCTTGCTGTGACATATCACCACCCATTGCTAGCGCATTGTCGATTCCTTGGGCTTTAACGTAACGATAGGCGGCTGTTTCGCTTGGGTTTCTTGGCGCGACACTTTTTCTCCATGAGTCAATTGTGTAATTCTGAACAAATGTTCCAGGAGCCTTCCCAGCAAATCCCTTGCTGCTATTAGAGGCAATGGCCCCACCATCAAGTACGATGCCAGTATGACCAGCCTTGCTCCCTTTTCTTGGAGTTAAAACAATATCTCCTTTTTGCGCTTCTGTTAGCGGGACCTTAACAAATCTTGGGTCATTTTCTAAAGTCGTTGCCATTTCTCTGGTTGAAAGAGTCCCACCTGGAACCAGTTCTTCTCCAGTTGCCATTTCAAATGTTCTGCAAATTGCATCGGCGCAACCAACATTGCCGCCCTGTGTTCCAGGTGTTTTTGCCGTGCTAAGTTTGCCAATGTTCATTTTTGCAGCATTAGCAATTAAATTAGAAGCGTCGCCACTAACTTGAGATGTAGCAGGCAACTCTCCAAGCCCGCCCTCTTCTCCATAAAAGAATTTCTCTGTATTGAGAATTGGCCTCTTGGTATCACGTTCATAATACTGACCTTGCTTATCAAGCAGCACTTTTTCTTTCCGTTCTTTTCCAATTTCTGGGTCAAAAATTGATATTTCGGTTTCTTTTAATTCACTAGCACCTTGCATTGCGCCATATTCAGCAGCTGCAACTTGCCTTTCTCGGAGTCCAAGACCAGCCATTTTATATTGCTGTTCAATCATTGCGCGTTGCTGCGCTGATTGACGTTCTTGTGCGCTAATTCCAAGAGTAAGAGCATTAGATATTGCTTGAGATGCCGACCGACCAAGCTCTAATGACTGTATTGGTGTGGTGTTTGGATCATTACGAACATCTTGAATTGGTTGCAAAATAGATCTAATATCAATGCCAAGACTATCACCAAGTTTACTTGCGGTCTCAATACTTGCTGAATCCGCTTTAACTTGTGCATCAATCTTTTTGCGTTGCTCCTTGGCTTCTCCATATCCCTCTATGCCCTTAGCAATAGACTGACCAAGGTTAGAAATACCTTGAGCATAGTTCTCGCCAATCTTGTAAGCTCCAGAAAAGTCGTAGCTAAACAACCTAGGATCAACGCCAGCACCCAACATATTTCGTCCGCCAATCATATTATTTAATTTTTGAGTAGTCTACTCCCTTAATGCCGTTAATAAGTCCAACAGCTTTTGGGTTTTTCTTTTCAACATCTTGAGCCATAACGCCCATTTGAGTCTTGTTATCCCCCTTGTACTTGAAGGTGTAAATTGGAAGTCCAGAATTTGTCTTACCAACTTTTTTAATGTCGGTTTTGGCGTTTTTATCTGAAATGTTAATATCTGGTGCTTTCATTGCAGAAGCAGCTATATTGGAAAGACCACTAATTGTAGCCCCAGTAATAGCCGCCTTGTTAGCAGCAGTAGCAGTAGATGCTGACAGTACGTTCCCACGTTCTGCCGCTCCAATGTTAAGCGCAGTATCGGAACTGAAGAGTTGAGGCGTTGATGCGCCAAGTGATTGCTGACCAGATGTTAGGTAACTGCTTCCAAGCTGGAGTCCGTATGGAGTCTGGCTGATAAGCGACATGCCCGGAGTCTGATAGAAACCTTGGGCTAGGTTGTAGGCATTTGCCCTAGCTTGGTCTGCTTCTGCTCGTTTGGATTGTTTGTAAGACTCGCGGCTAAGTATCTCAGAAGCAATCGACCCTTGGCTTCCAAGCATTCCACGCGCACTAGAAGCCTCCCTTGCGGCTTGCTGGGCTTGGCGAGTCTCTTCTGGAGTTAGGTACTGCGATCCAGCATATGCGCTTTCAGCACGCCGTGTTCCCTGCTCAACCAGTGCGGCTTGTTCTGGGGACAGTGTTTGCATGATGCCCCTAGCACCAGATGCAAGTTGACCCTGCCCGTACAGCTCTCCCATTCTTGCCTGTTGAACTTGACTTACACCTTGTAATCCAAGTTGCCCACCAAGTTGGGCATATCCAGTAGCATATTGGCCAATGTCTTGCAGGTTAAGCGCGGCGTACTTGGGCCTATATTTCCTTTCAAAACTTAAAACTCCAGGCTGGGTTTTTTGATAAGCCTGTAGTAAATTGCCAACATCAGATGATAAATCTTGTGCCGAGGCCTTAGTGTAATTGACTTCCCCAGTGCTTCCAGAAAACATGTCGCCTATGCTACTCATAACTTTTGTATTTTAGAATTTAATTTATTGATTTTGACTAGGCGAATTTTGCGTGATTTTTTAATGTGTCTATGAAATGAGATGTACTTACATCTTCCGAGAAAGTTGAGAATGATTGACTGCATGTTTCCACCTGCCCACGTGACGTGTATTGTGTCTGCCTCTGATTGGCTCTGGACAGCAACTGCTGGTCTGTCGGATCTGCAGAAGTATGCGAGTGCAAAGCAATCTGGAGCGCAAATGACAATGCCATAGTGCATGTGCCATTCAAACAAACCCCAGAAATCAACTTTAGCATCTTCATATATTTTTCTTGCAGTCTCAATATGATGGTTCATGCGGAACGAACTAAACACCCAGAAAAATGTCCCTGTCCAGAAGCTAATGTCTTTTGAGTACCAGATGTTTGGAGTGCATATAAATTAACATAGTCACCTGTGCCATTTAAGTAAACAACATCAGAAACGGTTGACCTAACTCCATTAGAAACAGCTGGAGATCCATAGGAATATAATACGCCATTTTTATAAATAGCAACCAATGCTCCATCTGAAACAGCGGTAAATGAAATTCCTCCATTAACTTGGTAATATCCAGCTACCGTAGGCGTAAATGTGTTGCTTGCAAAGTTTGAGTTTGTATCAAAGGTATTGGATGCAGTGTCAGACAGCGTGACCAGTGTAAATGCGTTATTTGGTACATTGTTTCCTGTGGTTGTAGCTCTAAATGCTGGGCCATTCCCAACCACACCTGCCGCTAGTTTTGCTTGAGTCACATCACCGTCTGCAATGTTAATCGTTTTTACCTCACCAGATCCAATTTTGCCACTTGTAATCGTAGCAAGCGTCATTTGACCACCAGCAGTAACCAGTAGTCCATCTCCATTGACAATAGCACCCGGAACAAATATGGACTGGTCCATAATGTTGTTTAAGGAGGTGCTTGTTACGGTGTCTCCTGTGCTAAATGATTGATTTGTATCTACGACTGCCATAATATATTACCTTTGTGAGATGATTTGTCGGTTCGTTACTGATCCCGCTACTTTTAGTGAGTGTACCTTAGGGGAACCAGTTAGTCTTGTCAACTTTATAGATCCAACTATGCCCCTAGAACCACCAACTCGCGCTCTAATGGTTGCTGTTTCTTCTTCATTGGGGTCGGATGGGATAAGTGGGCCACCTAAAAGACCACCAAATGTTCCAATTGACTGGGAATTGTCTGGATCTTCTGCCGCAAACGAAATATCCATGTCAGTTTCTTGATTTGGAAGCGTTTGAATTTGAATTTGAGCATCAGTAAACCTTTTTCTTTCAAGTGTTCCAAGGTCATACCCTCTAGACGACACATAAGAATTGATTGAAAAGTATTTTGTTGAGTCGTTAATGGAAATACTATCCGTAGACCCCTCAACTGCGTCGATCTGGTTGACACCACCATTCTGAGACACGGCATAAAGTGCCGATCTTTCACCAGCAGACCCCACAATAAGGTTTTGAATAAGGAATCCACTATTCCCGTAGGTATCCACGGATTCCCACGCACCATTAAGGAAGTTAAACACCAGCAAGGCGTTGTTTCCAAGAGTAGCATCATTTGTGTTGGTGCTGCTATTTAGTGGAACTGCAAGGTAATATCGGTTGTCAAAGTATGCTGCAACTGCTCCAGACGCTTTTTCCTTGTTGATGCGGTCAATGTACGGCTGGATTTTTTTAGACATTGGCTCACGTGTACCACGTAGGTTGTAATCGTTCATGAACTCAAGCCCATAAACGCCATTGTCGGATAGGAAGATTAAAGTATTTCCTTGGATAACCACAGACTTGCGAGCTAGGCAGCCAACCTCGTTGGTAAGTTCCTTAACCACTGTATCCTCCAAAGAACCCTGCGTCCCTTTTACCAAGTGGATGCTATTGCGGTTGAACACCACCAAAGAATCGTCGTAGAACCCGTGCATTGCCACCGTGTAATCGGCGGTACCACCACTAATACGAAATTGGTTTAGAATCTGATCGTAGGTGTTGCTGTCGAGAATATCAGAAGCAAGGATTTCGTCCCTAATCCCACGGTCTGGGTAGGACGGGGTAAGCAATGTACCCTTAGACTCGTACCAGAACGGAACCCAAAGCCTACGCTGGAAATAAGTTCCCCAAGGTGGGGCTGGCATGTGGGAGAATCCAAGTCCAATAGATGCAACTATGGAATAATGCACAGTATGACCACCTCCAGAGGTGTTTGGCTCGGCAACAAAGTAATTGAAAGTATTGTATGTTGGAAGACCAGTAATATTTACTATATCTCCTATTTGAATTACATTAAATGTAGACCCAGAATCTGTAATTTTAAGCGGTGTACCAATGCTGAATGGATTGTCCTGCAATTCCGAAAACGTATAATCAACGTTTGCCAAAAATGATCCAGTAGCCAACGTGAGCATTTTTAACTTACCATCATAATCGCTGATGGTTCTAGTGGCAGCGTCAATTACCAGTGTTGCCCCATTGTAAAAGTTATCCAACGATGATGGAGTAAACCCATCATCAAAGAATGCAGGAAGAATTATCTTAGAGGTTGGCTTGGCTAGGATTCCATCTACCACCGTATATGTTCCAGTTGCTCCAGTAAGCGGAATAGTAAAAGCAGTTGAGCTAGTAACTGTGACAACCCTAACCCCATTTGGGTCTGGTCCAGCAGACTGAATCACTCCAGAAATCGTTACCGAATTACCAGTGGTTAAGCCATGTGCCAAACTTGTAACTATTGTTACAATATTGCTACCAGCAGTAGCACTAGCTATTTTAAACACCTTTGTGGAAGATGCTTCTGTAACATCGTAAATTCCAACCGCCCCCGTAAGTGGAACCGTAAAAGTTGTTGAGTTGGATACCGTTACTACCCTAATGCCATCTGGGTCTGGACCAGAAGATTCTTTTATATTGGAAAGAAGAACTGAGTCACCACTTGTCAAGCCATGAGCTTCAGTGGTAACAATTGTAACAATGTTAGAACCAGCAGATGCGCTAGCAACGCTTACCGTTTCTCCCGCTCCGTAAGCTGCTCCAGATGATTGTTGAAGGTCTCCTGTTATAAGAGTTACCGTAGCAACACCATTAGTAAATGTCGTATTAGAGTTTCCATTGTAATCCCTGTTTGCTTGATAAGGACCACCAGGAACACGATAGAAAGCATTAGCGGAGTTCTGGTCCCACTGCAACGCATTGTCACCCTCGCGGAACACGATCACCTTATCGAAGGCTTGGATCATGTCCGTATCCTCATCCACAGACTCGCCAGCAGGGTACAGCACACTCTCCACGTTGCTTGGTGTGTCTAGGTCGATCTTCTTGATCTGACTATTAAGAGCAACCAAGATGTACTCCTTATTGTTGCTATTAGGGTCGCTGTACAGACATGACGCTCGGACATTAGTGACAGCGTTATCGTTGATTGGAATTGGTGACGGCAATACAAACGGCAAAGTCAAAGCAGCCCCACCACCAGTAAGCTGACCAGAAACAACATTAACCGCCTTACGGGGCTTCCAGTAACCCTCCATGCGCCCATTTACGGACTCACGAACCTCCCCCGGCTGTAGCTGGTTTAACGGATTCCTCTGGTTAATGCCAATAAACCCACGATCACCATCTTCGGCAATCGCGTCATCCATCCCACCAGTGGACCGATACTGCGACATTACGCAAAGTAAACGATCACAACGCCAGAGGTAACGACAACCTGCGAGAAGTTGCCACCGATACCAAGACCAGCAGGAAGCGTAATCGACTGCAACCTAGACGAACCAGAGACGTTGCCAGAGGCACTCGTCACGGTCGCTAGCACAGCGTCATTCACTACCTGAATCCAACGGATGTTGCCAGTGTAGGTATTGACCGAGGCGTTAAGCACAATGCTTCCACCTTGGCCTTGTAAGTCATACGAAACAGGAGATGCCATAAAATAATTAAGGTTCGGCCAAACCAATATAGCCCAGCCACAAAAAAGACTAAACCAAAACTACACATTATGTCAACAACAGCGTTAAGCATCATCTCAACCGTCATATCAACCCTCATAGCCACCATCAAGCTCATAACGCTGATACCCGCCCTTTAGACATTTTTTGTGGGGCTGGTTTATGGATGGCAGTGTTACGATCACCGCCGGTCGCGACCCCCTCCCCCCCGTGCCGTCCTCGTGCTGTTCATGTGAACATGTTCATCTGTGCGTGTTCATGTGGCCATGTGTTCCTTACATGACCAGGTTACTAATGATTAGCCAGGCGCTAATGTATTGCCGGCTCGTGGAACATTCCCGTGGAACATTCACAGCTGTGCCATGGTGCGTCGACTTGTGTTCCACGCTATGTCTGTGGAACATTCCCGCGATACATACAACATGTGGATTCGATGCCTTGTTTTGCCATGTTCGCGCTATATCTAGTAGCATTGCCTAGTGCTGGGATTTTATTGGCAAATACGAAAAGCTTGACACTTTTTGATCCTTCTTTAGAATACGCTCTAGCGTAATCCCCCTCAGTAAGCCAGTCGACCATAGGAGACTGTGCGCGCTGGCATGATTAAAGTGATGAACATCATGCAATGTGATTGACTCGCGCGTTAGGTTTTTCATTTGTGAAGGTGAATGGATTCTGTAGCTATTCGATTTGATTCCCTAGGCCTTTCAATCCTTGCTTGCCTTGCTTCTTCTCCCTCTCGTTTTTGCTTCATTCGATCATAAGGGCGTGATCTTGGACGCTCCAAAGTCTGGCTTGCATTGCTTTCCCTTTCCGCCTGGTCATTAAATTCTCGCGTCGATTGCAATTTCTCTTGTGGCTTGTGATTGCGTGAAGTGCCTTGAAACAAAGGGTTTCGCGTGTTGGCAAGCACAAAAGAAGAAAAAAGTTTCATTTGTTGAATGTTTTTTATTGGCAAATGCTTCATGCTGTGCGATCTTCTTTTCAGTTGCAGGACGCAACGCCAACAATAACAACGATACAAAATGAAAACGAAACTTATTGAAACCACGCTTGAGCATAAAAACTGGACTGGTCTTACTCTCCGCGAGCTGATTGACCTTGGCCGCGTCTATGCTGGTGATCGCGGAACGATAATGGCATTCGTAAAGGCCGCCAATGGTGAGCCAGAAACGATCAACGCGCTCACACAATATCGTGCCGCAGTCGCTGGCATTCAGTCCATGCATGGCATCGCTTAAACCAAACCAAACCAAACCAACGATCATGACAACGCAAAACTACATCAAAAAACTCCGAGCCTATCGCAACACGCACCGTCTCGAATTGATGCAACTCAAAACAATGCGTGATCTCCGAGACATTGACGGAAATTCGGAAGAGGTTGCTTTATTAGACAGCCTAATTGCCGAGCGCGCCGAATACATCGGAAAGATTCAATCGGACATTGACCTTGCAAGTGGAAAGGTGGGGGCATGAAAGAAGAAATCACTTGGAAAACCTACGCGCTTGCTATCTTCGCGCTGGCCTTGCTAGTCCTTGCCCTTGCCATCCAAGGCGGGGCATGGGGGCCGTCTGACTTGGAGCTATTCCAACGCGCCGCCGAGCCCTTCAACCTATAACCGAACCGAGCCGAAAAATAAATGAAAATAATACCGACGACACCCGAAGAAGACTTTGCCGAAATGCGCCGCTTG